AAAAAATCAAACACGAACGGCCAGTGAAGCCAGAAAAACCCACACACCTTTTAATCAGTGTGAGGGAAGAACTGGCCCTCCTAGGACTACTTGCCTTTTAAACCAAGCAAGTTTGTGCCTGTGGCTACAGTCGCGGCCGCCAAAACGGCTCCGACTGGACCACCAGCTAGAAACCCTGCTGCACCAGCTAGGATAACCTTTATCCAATCCTCGTGGGTAGCATTCTCCATCGAGATATCGGTCTTCTTGAGGGCACGCATCGCGATCTCTCGCATGCGAATATCATCAGGGCCATGCATGGCCGTGACGACACGGGACAAGGTTGTGTACTCAAAGTTGATATAACAATCAATCCTGAGAGACACAGGGAACGGGTTTGGAGAGACATATCCGGCCGGAGCCGAAACCTGACCACTACAAACTATAAAAGGATAACAGTGCTGTTTAGTGGTGTCCTGACCAGCACTGACTGGATCACGCATCAGATAATCAGTTTCATCATCTGGCAACCAAATACAGTAAGCCCCTTTAACTAGCTCACCGTCATAAGCTTTCTTGGTTGCAGCGAGAGCTTCCCAATTAGCGAAGCTAACGCCTGCAGTGGAGTTGGCAAGATTATTCTGCCAAGAATCTCCAGGAACACAATGAATGGCTATATTTCCACCACCATTGATCAGTTGGCCATTATAAGAGGCCAAAACAGACGCAGAAACAGGACGAACTTTCTGCATCAATCCAGTACCAGCCGCCGCGAACATAGGCTGGTTAGGATCTAGAGCGTAGCTGGTAAAATTAACCCCAGCCGAAGTTGCCTGGTAGTACCCAGGCCAAGGACCTGTCCCTGAACCATCAATCATGGCAAGCTGCCACCCAGTTTTTACCGCGTCAAAGCTATTGCTATCGCTAATGACGGGGTTCAAAATGAATGAAAACCGGCCAAGATTAGTGGCCGAGACAGCAGCACCAGTAATACCTAAAATATTAAAGGTGAGCTTCGTCTGATAACACGCCGTTTCAGCACGTGTATAAC